CCGCTGCCTTTGCCAAACGCTTATCCCGCGCGACCAAGCGGTTGCGCGACCTCACCGATCTTTGCCGACCGGAGATTTAAAGCATGAATACCCGCAACTACGAGCCGCCGAAGTGGCGCATCAGGGAGCTGATCGACGGCTTGAAACCCTACCGCCGGATTGTCGAGCGACTGGAGGCACGCGGCTACCCCCGCCTGCCGCAGTCCTCGATCGCCGGCTGGCGGATGCACAATTCGATCCCCAATGTGTGGCTGCCGGCGTTCATCGACCTCGGTCTGGAGAGCCGCGTCATCGTCTCGATCGACGACTTCCGCGAGCCGGAGAGCATCGCTCTTGAACCATTCCCAGAGCTCGCCGATGCCAGCTAGCGGCGCCATCCTCGCCGTCGATCCCGGGGCGGTCTCCGGCGCCGTGGCGCTTTACACGCCGGCCGGCAACCTGGTCGTCGGCGACCTTGCCGTCGTCAACCGGCAGATGGACCCCGCAGCCTTCAGCCGGGTGGTGCGTGACATGGGCGTCAACACCGCCGTCGTCGAGCAGGTCGCATCGATGCCCAAGCAGGGCGTCGCCTCGACCTGGAAGTTCGGCTTCGCTTGTGGCGCCATCTACGGGGTGCTGGCTGCCTGCGGCGTGCCCGTCCATTACGTCACACCGTCGGTGTGGAAGCGCCACCACGGCTTGCTGGGCAAGGACAAGGAGGCCTCCCGCGCCCTCGCCATCAAGCTGCATCCCGGCATCGAGGGGCTGCACCTCAAGAAACACCAGGGGCGCGCAGAGGCGCTGCTGATCCTCGACTGGTTCCGCAACGTCAAACTCAAAGAGCAACAACCGTGACCGAACCTCTGTATAGCTTCCAGGCTGATGCCATCACCCGTATCGAAGCCGACCACCCGGTCTATCTCGGCTTCGATCCCGGCTTGGGCAAGTCGCGCACCGCGCTGGAGGCTGCCCATCGGCGCGGCGCCAAGCGCATCCTCGTCGCCTGCCATGCGTCGGGCCGCTACGTCTGGGAAGAGCAGACCAAGAAGTGGTCGCCCTACCTGGCGACCGTCGTCAAGGGACCAGCAGACCTCCGCGGTGACGGCGTCAAAATCCTCACCTATGGGCTGATCTCGCAGAAGCTTAGTCCCTATATCGAGGCGGTGCTGCGTGGCCAGGCGTTCGATTTGAGCGTCATCGACGAAGCCCACGCGCTGAAGAACCCCGGCGCCAATCGCACCAAAGCCATCCTCGGCAGGATGTGGCCGAAGCTCGGCACGGTGATCCCGCTGTCGGGCACCCCGGCGCCCAACCACGCCGGTGAGCTCTACCCGATCTTGAAGGCGCTCTACCCGCGGGCGATTGCCGGCGCCAACGGCCACGACCTGGCGCAGTGGCAGTTCGAAGACCGCTACTGCCGCGTGGTGATGAAACGCTTCGGCACCAGCCCCTACCCGGTGCGGACCATCGAAGGCTCCCAGAACCTCGCGGAGCTCCGCCACCGCCTCGACGGCTTCATGATCAGGGTGCGCAAGGAGGAGGTGCTCAAGGACCTGCCGCCGATCCGCTACGATCTGGTGCCGATCGGCGTCGATACCTACGCCGCAGCGGCGCTGCCCAAACTGCCAATCACATCTGACGACGATTTATTGGACTATCTCAGCGGCCGTTACGGCGACGAGCATGTGATGCGCATTCGCCGGATGCTCGGCCTGCTGAAGGTCGGCCCGAGCATCGAATACCTCGACGACTTCATGCAGGGACTGCCGGCGCACCGCAAGATCTTGGTGTTCGGGCACCACCGCGAAGTCATCGACAGACTGATGAGCGGCCTGGCCGATTGGTCGCCGGTCAAGATCGACGGCGGCTCCAGTCCGTCAGAGCGTACTGCGGCGATCAACACCTTCCTCACCAACCACCGCTGCCGGATGTTCATCGGTAACATCGCCGCCGCCGGCACCGGCATCACCTTGGTCGGTCCGATGTGCGCCTGCGCTGACGTATTCTTCGTCGAAGCCAGCTACTCCGTCGGCGACAACGTCCAAGCCGCCGCCCGCATCCATAGGATCGGCCAGCACGACGGCGTCGTCGCCCGCTTCTTCACCGCCCACGAGACCCTCGACGACCGCATCCAATCGATCCTCGCGCGGAAAGCCCGCGACTTCAAAGCTTTGTTCGACTGAGAGAAAATCCGTGGCCGAAGAGATCAAATACCACGACTACCCCATCGAAGAGTGCATGGAGGGGGCTGCCGCGATCATCAATCGCGGCGGTCGCGTCCACCAAAAATGGACCTGTCAGCACTGCGGCTCGCGTCAGGGAATGAGCGTGCCGAATAGGTTCTTCCGCAGTGGCCGCTGTGAAGCCTGCAGCAAGGTCACCGCGATCAGCAAGTGCAATTATCTCGCCATTCTTCCAGGAGCTACCGCATGAAACTGACCTTTGAAGCCACCGACGTCCACGATCTCATCAGCCAGGTCGAGAATTTCCTCGGCCCGCAGCGTCTTCTCAATGAGGCGCCGAAGCTGGAGACCCCGACGCCGCCGCCGCCGAAGTTTACTGCCGTGCCGGCAGCGGAGCCTGCAGCCGCCCCCACCGAACTGCCGCAGGAGAAGCGCCGCCCCGGCCGGCCGCGCAAGGAGCCGCCGCCCGCCCAGGAAAACGGCTTGGAAGCCACCGAAGAGCCTGCCGCGGAGCCTATCGAGGAGCCCGCCGCAGAGCCCCAGAAGGACCCCTTTGTCGAGCCGCCGGTCGATGCCGTCGCTCTGCACAAGCTCAAGGAAGAGACCCTCAAGCGGCTGCGCGACCTCTACCTCTCCGGCAAGGGCACCTTTGTCCGTGAGCTGCTGGCCAAGCATGGCCACGGTGCCTTGGTGTTTCCCGAGGTCGAAGCGAAATACTTCCCTGAGATCAAGGCTGACATGGAGAAGGGGATGCACTGATGGTTAAGTCTGAAGCCCATCCGCGCGGCAAAGAAATTGACCATGTCATGGATCTTGACCGCGAATGGTTCAGGAAACATCCCGAACGGCAGTGGCACATACGCTACGCCCATCCTGTCGAGCGTTTCGAGCTGTCGCATTTTGGTGACGTAACTGTCCCCTACGACAAGGTGGCGGTTGTTGTCGTTCGCCGTCTTGGGGAGGGTTTGCGTGCTCGCTCGATAATGACGATGCGCGGTCAAGGCCCTTACGACCTGAACCTTACCGATGCCGAGATCGAGGAGCTGTTTCTGTGAGCCGCGACAACGACAGCCCCGAAGACCGTTATCGCGTCTTCAGTCGCATCGCACCGATCATCATGGACTTCTACGGCAACCACGCTGGGGAGGCTTTTCACGCGGAGGATTTGCGGCGGCACGTGCTTTGGCTCGATCCCGGCATCGCCCCCGACAGTCCCGGCCGCATCCTGCGCGAACTGCGCCTGCGGGGGTGGCTCAACTACGTGGTCATCAATCGTCGGCAGAGCCTCTATCAGTTCCGCAGTCTCGGCAACGGCTGATGGAGCCGCAGTGGACCCCGCGGATGCAGCAGGTCGCCGAGGAGATCTGCCGCTATGCGCTGGAAACCGGCGAAATGCCGACGCTGATGGAGATCTCCCGGCGCATCGGTCTGTCGCGGGAGCGCACCCGGCAGCTGTGGGCGAGGATCGAACGTTGGGAGCGGACCAAGCGTCTCGATCCTGCCATCCACATCAAGCGCCAGCAGATGGGCTATTTGCTCGCCGTGCTGAAGGACATCGAGCGGGCCGCGAGGAAAGCCGCCCTGGGGTGGCCGTGGCGCAGCAAACCGAGGCCACCGCCGAAGCCGCGCCTGCTGAAGCCCAATCCGCCGCCGCCGCGCGATCCGCTGGTCGAATACCTCCGCTCGGAGCGGCTACGGGAGGAATGGGAGACGCGCTACTGGCAGGCAAGGGGTGTCGAAATTGCCAAGCTGATCGAATGCCCGGCGTGTCACGGCACCGCGGTGCAGGGTAATGATTGGTGTCCGGTATGTGCTGGTGAAGGAACCGTCGATTGGGTGAAAACCAAATGAAGCTTGACCCCCGCATCCGCGGACCGCGCGAGCCGCGTGAAGCCGAGATCCTCTTGCTCAAGGCGATCCTGGCGGAATTGGTACGGCTGCGGCTGCTGCTCGAAAAAGAGATCGAAATGGTTACGGTGGAACGATGACTGAGCTGACCCTGGTGGAGAAGCTGCGCGCCTTCGCTATGGCCGAAGCTCGGCACGGGATCGGACGCCAGCGCAAGGATCTATTCAATGAGGCCGCCGAGGCCTTGGAGGCCGTAGAGAAGGAGCGGGACAATCTGTTGACCGACCGCGACGCCTGGAAGCAGCGCGCCTGGGCCGCAGAGCAGCCCTGATGCTCGACGCCAACGTCGTCATCACCAAGTGCGTGCAGGCCGTCTACGAGGCTGCCGACCGCTACCATCCGGCGCTGGTCGGGGTCATCGCCGGCCGCGTCCTGCCGCTGTCCGACGGCTCCCAGGTGGTCAAAATCAAGGTTAACATCCAGTACCGCAACGGTCAGGAGAAGTTCGCCCCATTGGATTGCAACATCGACAATGTCGGCAACATCTCGCTGAAGGAGCATCGCGAGTGAGCCTCGACTTTCTCCTCGATATCGTCATCGGCGTGACCATGCTGTCCGCCGTCGGCATCATGGCTTGGGTGTGGTTCCGCTGGGATCGGCTCAACGGCAGCCGCCCGCCCGACAAGTTTGAGGAGCCGCCGCTTGATCCCTATAAGGACCTGCCGCCGGAAGTCGAGAAAAGGCGGAACCCGAAATGAACCAGCACGCTGCCTGCAGCCCCTCTAGCGCCGCGATGTGGATGTCGTGTCCCGCATCGATCACCCTGGCGGAGGGCCGCACGCGGCCGTCTTCGAAATACGCCAAGGAAGGCACCGCCGCCCACATGATTGCCGAGATGATCCTCGGTGGGGAGATTTTTCCGCCTGGCAAGGTCGAGGTCGAAGGCACCCAATTCATTGTCGGCATCGACATGCTGAAGAATTTGCGCCCCTATCTCGACTTCGTCCTCGACCTCTCGGCAAGAGCTGATGAGCTCTACTGCGAGACCCGCGTCTCGATCGGCAGCGACGACGGCATGGTTTGGGGCACCGCCGACTGCGCCGCGCTGACCGGCGGCACCATCGACATCGTCGATTTGAAGTTCGGCAAGGGGGTGACGGTTGATCCCGACAGCGCCCAGCTGAAGATCTACGCCTTGGCGGCGTGGCAGTCGTTGTGGCCGGTCCAAGTAATTCACCAAATCAACTTGACCGTCATCCAGCCGCGGATCGCCGCCGAACCGAAGACCCAGGCGCTGTCGGCTGCTGTGCTGCTCGACTGGCAGCGGCAGATGCTGCACCCCGCCGTCGCTCGGATCGAGGCTGGCGACACCACCGAAAAGAGCGGCTCGTGGTGCCGGTGGTGCATTCGAAAAAATGAATGCCACGCATTTGCGGTGCATCAGGGGTCAATTGCATCCGAAATCTTCGATGATGGCGTTGACCCATCTCGATAAAACTGGTAAATATTATCCCGT